CTTTTGAAGCCTATGACTTACAGCAAAAAATGCACTGGCTTCCAACTGAAGTTCCACTACATGAAGACGTAAGAGACTGGAATGAAAGATTAACTTCTGAAGAAAAAAATTTAATTAATCAAATATTAAAATTCTTTACACAAGGAGATGTAGATGTAGCTAAAGCATATTTTGATAAATACATTCCTAAATTTAAACCTCTTGAAATTCGTATGATGTTATCAGCTATTGCTACAAGTGAAGCAAATCATGCTCATGCTTATTCATTACTTAATGATACAATCGGTGAGCCACAATTAATAGATTATAAAGCCTTTCAAGAATATAAAGAAATGTCAGATAAACATGAATATTTATTTTCTGATAAAGGAAAAGGAGTAGAAGGTTTAGCTAGAGAGATAGCTTGTTTTTCTGCATTTGGTGAAGGCTTACAGTTGTTTGCTTCCTTTGTTATGCTCCTTAACTTTAGTCGTTATGGGCGTATGAAAGGTATGTCTCAAATAGTAACATGGTCTATTAGAGATGAGACACATCATGTTGAAAGTATGATAAAACTATTCCATGAGTTAGTAAAAGAAAACCCTAAGATATGGAATGATGGATTAAAAGCATCTATCTATCAAACATGTAGAGACATGGTAGATTTAGAAGATAGATTTATTGACCTTGCATTTCAAATGGGTGGAATACGAGGACTAAAATCAGAAGAAGTTAAGAAATATATAAGGTATATTGCTGATAGAAGGTTGTTACAATTATCATTAAAACCTAACTATGGCGTTAAAGATAATCCTTTAGGTTGGTTAGACTGGGTTTTAAATGGCGTAGAACATGCAAACTTCTTCGAAAACAGAGCAACTGAGTACAATAAAGGTACAGTATCAGGCTCATTATGGGGATAAAGTTCCCTTTTTAGAGGATATACATGAATACATTAAATGATTTAGCTCTTCCTAAGACAGTTGATGATTTATTAGAGCTATTAAATAAAACATATCCTGAACAATCTGCGTCTATTGAAGACAATGCTAAAGAAATATATTTCAAAGCAGGTCAACGAGACGTAGTGCGTTTCATTAATGTTTTAAAAAAGAGGAGTGAGGACTAATGTGCATGAGTAATAAAACACCAAGCTACGCTAGACCTGACCCTCATATTACATACAATAATGGTAATGTATTTGACCCTAAAATACCTGAAGAAAAACCTGAAACAACTGCTACAGCTTTAGCTGAAAACCTTGCTATAGATAATTATGGTCAAGGTGGGGTTGAAGGTTCTAACTCAGGATTAAATATAAACTAAAGGAAAATATAAAATGAGGAAACTATAATGTGTATGGGTGGCGGTGGCGGCGGTAATCGTCCTGAACCTGCTCCTGCTCCTGTAGTAAATGCTTCACCAATAGGTGATGACTTAGCTCCTGAGTTGGTAACAGCAGATGAGCTAGATGAAGAGCTTCAGAAAAAGAAGAAGAAGAAAGATGGTACTTCAATGCTACAAACTTCAGGTACTAATACTGCTACAAGTGCTTCAAACTCTGGTCTTAATATTCAATAATAGATGGAAAATATAAAGATAGATACAGCAAAAGAACGCTACGAAAAATTAAAACACGATAGACAACATTACTTAGATAGAGCAAGAGAATGTTCTGAAATAACTATACCTGCTCTCATTCCTGATGATACATTCACAACTTCGTCAGACTTATATACTCCCTTCCAGTCAATAGGAGCAAGAGGTGTTAATAACCTTGCTTCCAAACTCCTCCTTTTACTACTTCCTCCCAACTCTCCCTTCTTTAGACTATCCGTAAGTGGAAAGACTAAAGAAGAATTGGAGAGTCAAAAAGAATTAAAATCTGAAATTGAAAAATCTCTTGCTAGTATTGAAAGAGAAGTATCAAGTAAGATAGAACAACTTGCAATTAGAACAAGTGTATTTGAAGCATTAAAACATCTTATAGTAAGTGGTAATGTCTTAACATACTTACCTAAGAATGGGACAATGCGAGTTTACCCTTTATCTCAATATGTATGTAGAAGAGATAACGCAGGTAGTTTATTAGAAATTATTATTAAAGAAAGTATTACACCATTAAGTTTAGATGAGAAGGTGCGTGAAGAAATAGCAAAAGATGCTGATTATAAAGAAGATGAAGATTTAGATTTATATACTCATATCTATAAATTAGATGATAAGAAATTTTATATATGTCAGGAAGTAAAAGGAATAAAAATACCTGACTCTATAGGTACTATTGTATCTGACAACATGGCTTATCAAGCCTTACGAATGGTAAGAGTAGACGGCGAAGATTATGGTAGAGGATATGTTGAGGAATTTTTAGGAGATTTAAAATCACTTGAAGGTTTATCTCAAGCCCTTGTTGAGTCTGCGGCGGCTAGTTCAAAGGTTGTATTTATGGTTAAACCTAATGCAGTAACTCGTAAGAGAGATTTAGCTTTAACTAAAAATGGTGACATTATAACTGGTGCTAAAGATGATGTATCAGTATTACAAACTGACAAACAATACGATTTACAAGTAGTACAACAATCAATACAAAAAATAGAAGAGCGTATGTCTTATGCTTTCTTATTACATACAGCAATACAAAGAGACGCAGAGCGTGTAACAGCACAAGAAATTAGATATATGGCTGAACAACTTGAGACAAGTATGGGTGGTATATATTCTTTATTATCTCAAGAGTTTCAACTTCCATTAGTATCTGTACTAATGAAACGTATGCAACAAAACAAAGAGATACCTGCATTACCTAAGAATAGTGTTAAGCCTACAATTATAACAGGCATAGAAGCATTAGGACGATGAAATGATTTACAAAAATTAAGAGAATTTGTAGCTGAGATTGCAAACTTAGCTCAAATAAATCCACAAGTAGTTAGTGCCTTAAACCCTAACGATTTAATTAAACGTATAGCTACTGGTCTAGGAATAGATACAGAAGGTTTAATGAAATCAGAAGAAGAGTTAATGGCGGAGCAACAAGCTCAACAAGAACAAATGCAACAACAACAAATGATGGGCATGGCTGAGAAAGCTGTCGCACCAGTTGCAAATAACTTATCAAAACAGGATACTCAATAATGGTAGAACAAGTAGAAATTAGACAAGAAGAAACTACGGCTGAAAAACCAGTCGAAGAACAATCAGATAGACCTGAGTGGCTACCTGAAAAATTTAATTCACCTGAAGATATGGCTAAAGCCTATGGTGAATTGGAAACAAAATTAGGACAGCCAAAAGAAGAAGCTCCTAAAGAAGAAACTAAGAAAGAAGAAACTAAATCTGAAGAGTCATTAGAGATAGCTGAAAAAGCTGTTGAGAACGCAGGTTTAGATATGAGTAATTTACAAACACAATATAATGAAAATGGTAAACTAGATGATAGCTCTTATGAGTCTTTAGAAAAAGCAGGAATACCAAAAGATTATGTTGACGCTTTTATACAAGGACAACAAGCTCTTGCAACACAACAACAAAGCGAAGTTAAAAGTATTGTAGGTGGAGATGAAGCCTATAAGAACATGTCTGAATGGGCGGCAGGTAGTATGTCTGAAGGCGAGAAGAAAGCATATAATACAGCCGTTAATAGTAGAGACATGGATACTGTTAAGTTAGCAGTAGAAGGACTTAAAGCAAAATATGAACAATCTAATGGTATTGAATCTAGTTTAGTACAAGGTAAGACATCACCAACTGGTGAACAAGGTTATCGTTCATGGGCTGAAGTTACAACTGCAATGAATGACGCTAGATATTCTAGTGACCCTGCTTATCAAGCAGATGTAAAAGCAAAACTAGCGAACAGTAAAATATAGTTGTGCGACATGGTATATGTGGCAACTGCCAAACATAATAAGTGAATTAACTTTACCCTCTGCGGAGGACAATCTTGATTATGAAACTGAAGATGTAAGGCTTTCTAACAATAACTTCTATAACCAAAGGAGAATAATATGACTAACGCAAGTCCAGTAAGTGTGGGCAAAGTCAATCAAGCTGGTACAGAAGATGCTTTGTTTCTGAAAGTTTTTGCAGGAGAGGTTTTAACCACTTTTGAAAGAGCTTCAGTAACAGCAGGTGCGGAGACTGTTCGTTCAATCTCTAATGGTAAGTCAGCAACTTTCCCCGTAATGGGTAGAGTAGCGGCGGCTTATCACACCGCAGGAGCAGAAATCACTGGCTCTGACGTAAACCACAACGAAAAAGTCATCACTATAAATGACTTACTACTATCTTCAGTGTTCTTATCGAATATTGAAGAAGCTAAAAACCATTGGGACGTAAGAAGTGCTTACTCTACAGAAATTGGAAGAGCTTTGGCTTTCCAAAAAGATAAGCATATCTTACAAACTATTGGTCAAGCATCACTTGCTTCTGCAAATGTTGACGATACAGGTCACGGAGCAGGAACTACAATAACTGATGCTAATATCGCTTCTGCAACAGCGACAACTGCGGCAAACGCAATGATTGACTCATTGTTTGATGCCGCTAAATCTCTTGATGATAACTATGTTCCAAAAGAAGGGCGTAAGTGCTTTTTAAGAACAGAAGAGTATTACAAGATGGCTAATGCAACAACTGCTGTAAATATCGATTACAGTGGTGGTGCTAATGGTGGTGTGGCTGAAGGTAAAGTAATGAAAGTAGCAGGAATTGAATTAATTCCAACTCCTCACTTTGTTGCTTCTAACATTACAACTACTCTACCAGACGCAGGTTCGGCTACAGCAGGAGGTTCAAATCCTCAAGCTGTTAACTTGTCTAACTATGTGGCATTAGTTTGTCACCCTAGTGCGGCAGGTACAGTTAAGCTGATGGATTTATCAACTGAAATGGAATATGACATAAGACGTCAAGGTACATTAATGGTTGCTAAATACGCAATGGGACATGGCGTCCTAAGACCTGAAGCGGCTGTAGGTATTAAAGAAGCGTAAGCCTCTTTAACTACATAATCTTAACTAGAGGGCGGATTAAGTTCCGCCTTCTTCTTTTTAAGGGAAACTATGACAACACAAATTACTCCAACTACTGAGCTTCAAGCTGTTAACACTATGTTATCAGTAATAGGTGAAGCTCCTGTTAATACAATTACAGGTAATACGAATGTAGATATATCAGTCGCTAAAAATATTTTAGATGAAACATCTATGTCTATTCAAACACAAGGTTGGAATTTTAATACACAATATAAATATGTAGTTTCTTTAGACACTGACAATAAAATACCACTACCCTCAAACTGCGTCCAAGCTGACGCCTCAGCAGATTTTCGTTATATGAATGTCGTTATTCGTGACGGCTTTTTATATGATATGGATAATCATACTGACGTTTTCACAACTGTACCTACACTTGATGTAGTTCTAGTACAGCAATTTGAACATCTCCCTGAATATGCAAGACAATATATTACATTAAAATCAGCTAGAAGATTTGCGGCTCGTTTTATTGGTGATAAAGAAATTACTCAATTAGTTGGTACTGATGAGCAAGAAGCACATAATACTTTTAAACAAAGTGATACAAGAAGTGCTGATGTAAATATTCTTACAGGAGACGCTAACACTTATTCAATTATTAACAGACCCCCAAGAAGGACATACTAATGCCAGTTGTATCGCAGAGTATCCCAAATTTTATTAATGGTATATCTCAGCAAACACCAACACAAAGAGGTATCAATCAGGCTACTGACCAAGTAAATTTACAAAACAATATTGTAGATGGTCTATCAAAGCGTCCTCCTCTTGAATATATAGCGACACTTGATGCTTCAAATGTATTCCCCAACACAACAAAATTATGGAACATACAGCGTGATGAAAGTAACCAATATTTATGTGCTTTCTATGACAATGGTGTAAAGGTATATGATTTAGCAGGGAATGAAAAGACTGTTTCTTATCCTGATGGTAATACTTATCTTAATTCTACAAATCCGAAAGGGGATTTTAAATTAGTTAATATTGCTGATTATACTTTTATTGCTAATA